AAAAAACAAAGAAACTGGTGAAACCAAAGAAGTTGTGATGAGTATTCACGACTGGGATCAATGGTTAGTTGATAATCCTAATTGGGAGCGTTATTACACTCCAGATAATGCTCCTGTTATGGGAGTTGAGATGGGGGATCCATTTGGAAAACTTTACACCAAACACCCCGGCTGGAAAGACATTATCTCGTCTGCGAAAAAGCAACCAGGCAGTAATCTAAAACACTACGACTGAAAGTATGCCAGCAAGAAAAAGAAAGGAGAACCCTGTTCCCTTTGGTACTAGTAATCGTCTTATGAAAAGGAAGAAACCAATCAATCTTGATTACATCAGGAAGATTGAACCATTGACTGAAAATCAAGAGTTATTTTTCAAACAATATAAGTTAGATCAAAACTTGGTTGCTTATGGTTGTGCTGGAACTGGAAAAACTTTCATTACTCTTTATAATGCTCTGTTGGATGTCTTGGACCCAAAGACACCTTATGAGAAGATTTACATTGTAAGGTCATTGGTTCCAACTCGTGAGATTGGTTTCCTTCCTGGAGACCATGAGGATAAGTCGGATATCTATCAGATCCCATATAAGAACATGGTGAAGTACATGTTCGAGATGCCAGATGATAATTCTTTTGAGATGCTCTATGCAAATCTCAAAGCACAAGGAACAATTAGTTTCTGGAGTACATCATTCATTCGTGGAACTACTCTTGATAATGTAATTGTACTTGTTGATGAATTTCAGAACTTGAACTTCCACGAACTGGATTCGATGATTACCAGAGTTGGTACAGATTCCAAAATCATGTTCTGTGGTGATGCAACTCAAACTGATCTTATCAAAACTGCTGAAAAGAATGGTATTGTTGATTTCATGAGAATCTTGACAAATATGCCATCATTTGATACAATAGAGTTTCAGGCAGAAGACATTTGCCGTTCTGGACTCGTTAAAGAGTACATCATTGCTAAACATGAACTTGGTTTATAATGTTCAATCATATTGAAATTGATTATCCACAACTTGAACGTGAAACTATTGATGGTGTTAGATACTACGACACTCCTGATGGACAAAAGTTAGTATCTATCACCTCTATTATTAGTCATTATAATCGTGAGGTTTTTCGTCAGTGGAGAGAACGAGTTGGTAATGATGAAGCGAATCGAGTTACGAAGGCAGCAACAAGTCGTGGCACTGACATGCACACACTGACTGAACATTATCTGTTAAACAAAGATTTACCAGAAGTTCAGCCTCTGTCTGATTTCTTATTCAAACAAGCGAAATCTGATCTGAATAAGATCAATAACATTCACGCCATTGAACAAGCACTTTATAGTTTAGAACTTGGAGTTGCAGGAACTGTCGATTGTATCGCAGAATATAATGGTGAACTTGCGGTAATTGACTTTAAGACAAGTAAGAAACCCAAACCCAAAGAATGGATTGAACACTATTTTGTACAATGTGCAGCATATGCTTGCATGTTATATGAAATGACTGGTATAATGGTGAAAAAGTTTGTCATCATCATGTCTTGTGAAAATGGAGAATGTGTTGTTTATGAAGAGTATGACAAAAGAAAGTACATCCAGCTTCTCTCTGATTACATTGGAGAGTTTGTGGAATTCAAACTACAGGACTATGGCCAATCCTGAAAATAACATTGAAGAGATCTTTGAGAAGAAGTTTTACTGCTCAAGTAGGTTTGCTGAGGAGATTGAAACAATTGTCAAAAACAATCCTAGCATGAGATATGTGGATGCCATTGTGCATTTCTGTGAAATCAATGAAGTTGATTATGATTCAATTCCAAAGCTCATTTCAAAACCTCTCAAAGAGAAATTGAAATGTGAAGCAATGGAGTTTAATTTCCTGAAGAAAACATCACATGCTAAACTTCCTTTATGATTCCCAAAGTGAAACCCTTCGATTGTTATAAATCATATCTTGGATTAAAGAATCATTTCACAAGAGAATCATATGATTATCACAAGTATTGTGGTAAATCACGAGCATCTCTAAATTCTTTCTATAAAAGGAAAGATCGATTCTTCTTCGAGAAGTTATCACGACAAAAAGATGATAGAGAAGTTGTTGATTTTTTTGTTTCCAACTTTGTCACTTGTGATGACCCCCAAACACTCTGGATTGGTGAGATTGTTCAGAATGGGGAGAAGAATTACACAGAATGGAAGAGAAAGATTCAGTCTTTGAGTTATCTCTTCAAAGAAGAATCAGAACAATTGTTTGGTGAACATAAAGTCGATGAAGTTTTCAATTGTTCTTCAGGACACCCAATTATTCTGAAGAAATATCTAGCAAAAGAGATTTCTTTGGAAACTCTGTTGATCTATGATAAAATATTCTTCTTTGTTAAAGACCTTGATAAGAAACTCCAAGACCCAGTGTGGGAAACCGTCAGTTCTCTAATAAAAAAATATCATTCCTTTGTAAATATAGATGTATTCAAGTTTAAAAAGGTTCTTAAACAAATAGTAGTAGGAGATTCATGAGTTTTTTCAAATCAGAGTTCGTTCAAGAGGAATTGAAAGAAATCTCTGAACTACAAGATCAGATTTATAAAAATGTTTTCACTTTTCCATCGATGAATCAAGAGGAAAAGTTGTATCACGTTGAACTCCTTGAGCAACTTCTTACCAAACAACAAGTTCTTTACACAAGGATGAGTTTATCTGATGATCCAGAAGCCAAACAGATGAAAGAGAGTATCATCGCTTCTGCAAGGCAACTGGGATTTCCACAGAACGTGGATCTGAACTATGTTTTTAGTAATATGACAAAAACTATCAACACCATGAAGAAATCAATCATGGAGTCGTGAATCTGTTATAATAACTGGAGAGGCTACCCAATCCTCTAAAAGCTAAGGGAAAAGCCAAATACTAACAAATACAAGGTACACAAATGTCTTTTGATCAACTAAAAAAGAACTCTTCTCTCGGAAACCTAACCTCTAAACTGGTTAAGGAGGTTGAGAAGATGAACTCTGGTTCCAGTGGATCTGCTGATGATCGTTACTGGAAACCTGAAATGGATAAATCTGGTACTGGTTATGCTGTAATTCGTTTCCTTCCCGCTGTGGATGGAGAGGATCTTCCTTGGGCTAAGATGTTCTCACACGCTTTCCAGGGTCCTGGTGGGTGGTACATTGAGAACTCTCTGACTACCAATGGTGGTAAGGATCCAGTGAGTGAACTCAACAGGGAACTGTGGAACAGTGGTAATGATAAGGATAAAGAAACAGTTCGTGCTCAAAAACGTAAACTTTCTTTCTACAGTAACATCTATGTTGTAAAGGATCCCGCCAATCCTCAAAATGAGGGTAAGGTTTTTCTTTACAAGTTTGGTAAGAAGATCTTCAACATGATCATGGATGTTATGCAACCTGAGTTTGAAGATGAAACTCCCATCAATCCCTTCGATTTCTGGCAGGGTGCTAACTTCAAACTGAAGTTGCAGAAGAAAGATGGTTATTGGAACTATGATAAGTCTGAGTTTGATCGTCCTGGTCCCCTTCTGGATGATGACGATGCACTCGAAGCAATCTGGAAGAAACAATATTCTCTCAGTGCAATCACAGCTGCCGATCAGTTCAAAACTTATGATGAACTGAAGAAACGTTTGGATTATGTTCTGGGTAACAAGTCAACCCGTAAATTGACAGTTGATGAAGAAACTGAGTATGACAACTACGCAGCTTCTGAACAGAAAACTGTGAGTGAAACGGAAGTGATGCAAAAACTGGAAGAGTCTTATAAGGCTTCTCAAAGTCGAACGGAAACAACTTCATCAGATGAAGATGAGGAAGACCCGATGTCATATTTTTCAAGACTTGCAGATAGTTAATCTCTTGAGAGAACCAGAAATGGTTCTCTTTTTTATGCTCAGTTATAAAGTCTGATGTTTTCTCCTCTTACCAGAGTTGAATCAACATATTGAGAACTTCCCTCTGGATAAGGCATAAACTTCTGAATGTCTTCAATTACAACATTCAGATAGAATGGTTTCAAAACAAAGATGTTTCTTCTGTTCTCTTGAATACGGTTTTCATATTCATAGTTTGAAATGGCATCTGTAACGTTGGTAGCTACCACTTCTGTTCTTCTTCCACTATCATAAAAGGTAACAGAGAAATCCTGAGGAACTTCTAATCCTTTTTGGAGGATAACTCTCTGTGAACTATTTTTTACTTCCTGAGTTTCATAATGATGAGTGTTGTAGATGTTCTCATAAGAACCATACTTTGAAAGTAGGTAGTTATCAAATGATTGTTGGCTAAGTGGCCATTCATTTTCTGGATTGATTATGTTATTTGATAACATGATTAACCAATCAAGATTCTCATCACTGTATAACTTATATGCTACATTATCTGGTCTTTCGTCACCAATGATCTTATACTTGGTGAAATAAGAAAGATCATTGAAAATGTCAGGACGAATCTTTCCTCTACGAAAAAGGTTTTTGGTTTCTACATAATCAGAAATGTTTTTTGAACCAGGAAGACGACTTACATAATCGAAATCTGGAACATATCTAAAATACTTTTTAGCCATTAGTAACCAACTCCTGGTGCGTTAATCTGTTGTTCGTAGTAGATAGGACGGATTTCGCTCATTCCCAGGGCAATGTCATAACCAGTCATTGATCCATCTTGGTAAGTCATGTAAGAACCATCAGGAACATAATTTACACTAAAATTAGTAAGAGCACATGGTTTAATCTTATTTAGATATGGATGTTGACCTCCTCCAGAATAAATGTATTCAATCTTGAAGATATTTGGTGTGTGGAGGAACAAGTTTTGGCCACCTGTTTGTGGAGCCATGTTTGTTTTGAAGAACTTGATGATTTGTTTTACAATCGAAGCCTCACTTGCACTTCTTGGTCTCAATTTAAAATTGAAATTGAATTGTCTTAATTTGGGACCCTTAAACAACAATTCTAGGTTTGGGTTAATAATTGAACCAGTTGAACGAGTAAGAATGTTTGCACCAACGGCTTGACCAGCAAAATAAGCTTTGATTTTTGCCTTTATAGTGTCATCACTTGCAATTTGCGTAACAAAATTAGTTGTTCCTCCGATCAATTGCTTGAATGCTCCACCAATGTCTCCCTCAGAACCTGCCTCCATTGTGTCCATTGCAATTTGAGCAAAGGTTGCTTGGACCTCATTCAAAGAGTCTCCTCCCCAATCAACTGCTGTTGATTCTGCGGCTGGTAACATTGGAAGTTGAACAGCTGGTCCAACTGGGTCACCTACTCTATCAATATTGGAAATTGATGTTGAAGCTTCTGTTCCAGATTGATACTCATGAGCCGTGATTTGAATATAATCAAATCCAAGTTGTGTGAGATTTTGTTCTGGATATCTCAACATTGAAGCACTTCTTAGAGAAGTACCACGATTGGGGGTGGCAAAGGATCTAGCACCCGAACCAACTAATCCCGATTCTTCCTGAGATAACGCTCTGATTCCTTCATTTGCTGAAAGATATGTTGAAGAGTTATATTGATCACCACTTTCTACAACTGGGGAAGTTGAATTTCCGTAAATGTCATAATCGGAAAGTTTTCCTTCATCAGTAACAACTTGATGTGTTTTGGGATCGATGACACCAGGAATTGTGTTGACTTGTGCGAACTGTGTAGTGTTATTCTCATATACAACTACATTCTCATAACTGAGTTCATCATTTAGAACTAATGCACGATCATCATTGAAAACCTGTCTTCCTTCATTATAAAAAAGTTGTTCAAACTCATCGTTGGATAAACTTTGAGAAGGATTTTCACTATTGTAGAGATTTGTGAAAAGAGTGTTATTATCAATTGTCCAAGTCGATCCATCAATGGAACCAGTTGATGGTGAAGATGCTAAGAGAGTTGATGTTGTCTTATTTCCGTACTGATATAAACTGATGGCACCAGAACTTGTGTCGGTATATTCATCGACTTCGACACCTTTCCAAATTCTTGTGTTCGTAACTTCTGCCATTGAGTGAAGGTGGTTTTTAGGTATTTATCTTGTATTTTTGATATGGAATTGATCTCATGTCATTTAATTCAGATTGATAAACAACATGAAGAAATCCAATCACTTCATTCCAATTATAATTTCTAAAATCATTCCAGTGATAGTTGAGTCCTCTGAATCCCCATTTATAAACACCAACACAAGCAATTAGAGGATATTCGTCATATGTAACTCTTGGTGTTTTTGCTTCATAAACAAATGTGTAATATTTTCCAACTTCGGGTATCAATTCTGTTTCAGTAAGAATTGATAGTATCGCTTCCATTTGATCATCAGAATCATTCATACTGATGATTCTATCAACGTCTTCGTCTATTCTGTTTGGATTTTCCATAAGGTTTGATACCCAAATCTTCTTCCGTTATTATTTTGAATTCAACTCCATTATCTTTTGCAAACTCTTCAGCGTATTTCCACTTTGCTTGATTCACTGCATATTGAGTTGATTCGTAGATATAAGATTTTGTTACTCTTGAGGGTTTCTTTGGTGGTTGTGTCTGTTTCTTGGGTTTTACTTCAATAATGTACTTTTTGATTTTTCCATCTTGTTCCTTAACTTCACAGATGAAATCAGGATAATAACGATGTACCTTCCCATCAGTGGGTTTTATGTAAGGAATACTGAACTCTTCTGATGCCCAAGATAGTACATTTTCATTCAAATCACACCACCTGCAGAAATGTCTTTCCCAAGAACTTCTACACACTATATTATTTGGATTCCCTTTATACTTTTTTGGATTGGATGGTTTATAAAGAGATTTACAAGATTCACCCATAAATACAAGAAATGTCCCAAAAAGTATTTAGATGGCGGGTCCAACTCCCAGAGGCATAAGGAATTCCGAGTTAAAGAGTAGAATTCTTCATGTTGCACAACAATCTGTTTATCAGGTAAAACTTCAACCACCTGCTGAGGTAGTTGCTTATCTGAATTCTGGTAGCAGAGGATTAAATTATTCTCAGAGTGGTGAAGATGTTGAATTAATGTGTTCTGATGTTCAACTTCCTGGAAGTGATTTGATTACTCATGATGTGACAAATGATTACGCTGGTGTTGATGAGAAATTAGCTTATCGACGTTCTTATACTAATGTTGCTTTTACCTTTATGGTAAATCGTCGTTATGATGTAATTGAAATGTTTGATGGGTGGATTGATTACATTTCTGGAATGTCCGAAGATCAAACTCAGTTCGCTAATCGATATTCATCATATCGAGTTGCATATCCAAATGATTATCGTTCTGATGGTGTTTATATCACTAAGTTTGAGAAAGATGTTGGATCGGATAATGCATCTTCTTACACCGATCGAATGGCAATCGAATATAATTTCATCGGAGCTTATCCCATTAGTATTAATCCAACAGCTGTTGGTTATGGAAACAAAGATGTGTTAAAATATACTGTGAATATGAACTTCATTCGTTACGTCAGAAGGCGTTATCAGACCTCCTAAATAATTTTACTGAATTGATTACTAATGCCATTACCCAAGATTGCGACGCCAACTTATGAGTTGGTATTACCTTCAACAAAAAAGCCGATTCAATATAGACCATTTTTAGTTAAAGAAGAAAAACTTTTAGTTCTGGCACTGGAAACTGAAGATACCAAACAGATCACAAATGCAATTAAGGGTGTTCTCAAAAGTTGCATTTTGACTAGAGGAATTAAAGTTGAGAAACTTCCTACTTTTGATATTGAATATTTGTTTTTGAATATTCGTGGTAAATCCGTTGGTGAAGAAGTTGAAGTTGTTATTAATGCACCTGATGATGG